CTGCTCCTGGATAGTTCTTTTTAATATCTTCCGACATATTGTCACCTCCTAAGTGATTGTTACAGTTTAGAATCGGTAGTTTTGAGGAAACGCCCGCCCCATAGGGTTTTTTCAACCTTCTGTGGTTGATACTGCACGATCTCGCCTAGATCGCCAGATTTACGAAAAGCTGTTTCGGCCTCAACGGCCTCCATCCTCTTTCCGAATTGAACAAAATCGGTCTCAGCATCTTCAATTTTTGAGGATACGTGGCTAACCGACTTCTTTAGTTCTGCAATTTCACCATTAAGTGATTTGACAATTGCAGAAAGATCGCTAAAGGCTGATGCAATTCCGTCTTTTAGCTCGACTAGGGCTGCGGTTGCATCATATGATTTAGATACTTCGTCAGGGTCTTCAGACTTTTCAGACTTCATTTCTTCGTCTTCCATCTCTTCTTCACCATCTACCATCTTTTCCTTTTTTTCCTTGTCCATCATGTATTCAGATTTCTCTGAATCTACATCTTCGGACTTGGCAACATCGGAATCAACAGCTGTATCTACCTCTGGAGCGACCTCATCTGATTTTTGAACAGTCTCAGCTACGATGTCTTCGACAGTAGCTTCTGTGTTTTCTTCAGTCATAGGACTTACCTCCTTGTTAATCTCAGTGTTAATGCCTTTAGCACTATCAACTAAGAATTTTATCATTTCTATTTTTTCATTATCCGTTTTTTCAACGAAACCTATGTTTTCCATCTGGGTTCCATTTACTGGACTGGACTCAGAGTCGTTCTCCGATAGCAGGACAATGCCAGAATCTTTATCCCAGAATACGTTTTCAAGAATGGTATCTGAGCCCTCTCCTTTTACGAAAAGCTCTCCTGCCTCATTCTTTTCAATAGACATTATGTTAGCAAACTGATTTGCTGGATTGTCGACCAAGGATAGCTCCACAAGGTCATACTCTTTAATAATCCTGATTTTCTTGTCTAGATTATCATCGTAGGCGTCATCCCACTTATTCATCTTTCCACCGATGGAAAAACCAGAAAGGGTGCCATCTAGGACCTTTTCCCAAGTGTCCTGAGCACCCTTTGAAACATATGCAGAAACAAAGACTCCGTTATACATCTTTTTGGTTTCTGGGTCAAAGTACTTGTCTTCTCTAAAGGAGACCATTTTGCCAACAGCAGTTGGTCCGTGCATCTCTCGGATATTACCACGAAATTTTGAAAAGGCATCTATGCTAGCCTGAGCAGTTACAACATCTTCCTGCTTGTCTATTGCGTCTGTAGTTGCAAATCCAGAAACAAGACGTCTTTCCGAATCTACCTTAGAAATTGGTATAGAAAATCGAATAGACAAACCGTCTGTAGTTATACCAGCTTTAGAAATGTTCATATTACTCATTATTATATCACGTTTTTATTACAATTTTATTTTTGAATATACAAAATCATATTTTTTAAAATATCGGTACTGTCCTTCACTATCCCTAGTGCCCTCTTGCACGGCCCACAAAGAATTCCTCTAAAGCAAACATCGCATGCAAAGGAATCTTTGCAGATACTGTAGTCATGGTCTATACTCAGATTCTTTAGACTGCCGCATGTTTTGCAGCCAACTTCAAATAAATAAAGTATTTTTGAAAAATCTAGCTTATGTTTATGTTGCTGTTGATAGTGTTTTCTGCACATTCCGATTCCAAATGGCTTTTCGTTACACCTTGGCATGATGCAAATATCGTTATCTAAATAAGTTCTAACTTGCCTTACTGGACCTCTATTAAAGGTCTTACCGTCTCTTGTAAACCTTGCATAATGAGCCTCGCACAAAGACTTAGCTTTTGGCTTCCTGTCGCAGCCATCGCATACACAAGTTTCTGGTGGGGTTTTGTTCTGTTTTACAAAAGACGTATTGCCGTATCTGTGTTGCCTATTGTAGTGCCTTGAGCACATTGATTTTGCAACAATTTTATTGTTTTCGCAACCTTCTACAATACATGACATGATAATAGATTATACCACATAACATAAAAACAGATTACTCGGAGGAAGCTCCTTCGCCGCCTGCATTCCTTCCAGAAACGGTTGAAGGACTATCTGAGTTGCCATTAGCTCGCTCTGCATCCCTCTGCCTATTACCCGCCAAGTTAGCTCGTGCATCTGAAGACTGCCTTGTTGACATCTCGAAAGGTTCGTCTCCATCTGGTCGCTGAGGTAGCCCCAGTATTGACCTGGCTTCGTTTGGAACCATGACCTGAGTCTTAACGTATCTTTCGATAATTTGAGACTGAGCAATCTCATCCGTAAGTGTTAGCTCATTAAACTTAAAGTTAACGACATCTGTTTTCTCGTGAATAATCTTGTTAATCATTTTTTCAAGATTTTTTTGTGCTGGCCTAGCTACCTGCTCTTTAAAGGTACGATCCTGTGCAAGAGCTGATGCGATAGATGAGCTATCTGCACCACCAATCTTAGAAAGTGGAACCTGGTGGGCTACAAGAATGTCATCTCTGTTGCGAACACGGTATTCGTTGAATGAAGCTTCCTGTACACCACTTTCAATTGGTTCCATCTTGAACTCTACCTTGTTGCTGTCAGAATCTCCTGGTAAGGGAATATAGAGTGTTCTGTGGGATTGCCCCTTGAGGCTTGTCTGCAAAAATCTAAATAGCTTGTCTTCAGCGTCGGATGACAGCTTTGCACCCTTTAGGGTTACGACATATCTTGGTACCGCCTTGTTGCCAAAATAATCTATGTTGTACTGAGAAGCCAACTGATCCCCCTGCAGTGCTGTCATGGCGGAGATTATGTCTGGAACTCCATAAAAAGTGTTTAGTGGGGAGTAAGCCTTATAGTGCAAGATTTCATTTGGCCTTGGATCTGCAGTAATAGGATTCTGATTCTTGGCACCGAAGTTACGAAAGTAAATAACCTTGTTTCCAATAATTTGAACGTATCCATCTCTCTGCCTTCTTACACGCATTGTTGTTGAAGGAATGTGACCTAGATAGCCAATCTGACCACTAACAGTTCTTCCAATTTCAAGATATCCATTGCCCGTTGCCTCTACATCGGTCCAAAATTTCATCATTACGTTGGTGAAAGAATCGTCTCGATTAAGGCTTTCTGTCCAGTCCCTAAGCTCAATCTTAGATCGCTCAATCCTATTCCTTGCCCTAGCCACCGCCTGCTCGTCCTGAAAGCTTTCTATTCTAAGCATTGTTCTATCTGATACTTCAAAGTCGTACCCCAAGCCAACAATGTTTTCTACCTTGGCGTCGATAGCTGCGTGATTAGCAAAAGATGTATCGTAGTAGTTAGCTAGTTCGTATAGGTTCCATGGTGGAGTTATTACGTCAAAGAGGCCGTAGCCGTTTCTAAACACATCTCCTGGATTTATTTCCTTTGATCTAGAGTCTTCTCTTCCACCCTGATATGATCGTGATGCCTGCTGATAACTATAAGCAGATGTGTCCACACCATTATTCTGAGCAGTATCGTATAGTTTTGATATGCCCCTGTCTGTCCTGCGCTTAAAATTCTTTTCTAGTCCAGAGTAATCTTTTAGTGATTCCCAGTCTTTTGAGAATGCGTCCTTTTTAGCAAAATCATTCTCTTGCTCTTCCAGTTCTGGTAGAGATGCTCCTATGATATATTCTTGTGACATTATTCTTCATCTCCATAGGTATCTAAGGTTTGTTTGGCTGCAATTAGTGCACCAACATCATTAAGGCTAGGTATCAAACCTTGTTTCATTCTGTCTAACTGCTCAGAGTGTTCTTCATCTGTAATCCTGGCTGTGCCAGCAAAAAAGTGCGGCTGACCATCTGGCTCGCCGTGATGCCTTGCAGCATCTTTTAGTTTTTGAATTTGATTTTCATCTCCACGGTTGGCAGGAACATTAAGGACATTTCCCTGACCATCTGTAAACCACTTACCATTTGACTTTTTCCAAACATATACTCCCCAGGCATAACCTGTAGGATCTACTAGAGTTACCTTGGCTTTACCAAGTGCTTCTTCAAATTTGTCTTGCATAACCACTAGTATACCACATCAGACTGGTCTGATTACTGCAGACTCCCAAGCTATGTCTTTATATGTGTTATATTCGTATTCCCCAAACGATAAAAGCCTATCATCGTCAACAATAAACTTGTTTGTTCCAGTGTAAGTCTTGTATATCTCCGATGGATTTACTCCATAGTAGCTTGTGGAAGATAGCACTAATACACCATTCCAAAGAAATGCGGAAGACCAGAATTGCCAATCAAGATCATTTGTACCTAAAAACTTAACTTTAAACCAAGGCCTAACGCTAACATTCTGAACCTCTTGCAAGTTCGTTGACTCATAGTGAGTTATGTTGTTTACCAATATTGGACCATTAATTCTAAGAGCCCCTACAGCATTGTCTAGGTTTAGATTATTTGCAAAGCTAAACCCTAGCATTGCCCACTCATCTATAGTTAGCTCTGGTTCTCTTACAATATTCCCATTCAAGTAGAAGGCTATGCCGTTATCTAGCTGACCAGTTAAAGTATTTTTTGCATAGATCTTTCCACGACTACCATCTGGATGTGTGGATATGATATAAAACTTTAGATAGGCATTGTTTGCCTGTACCTCAAAAATTTGCTTTTCTTTTTCTGGGAATACTGGGTCTCCGTACCTCAAGGCCATTTGCATAGCAATTACATTATAATCTGTAGCCAGTGCCTGGTTGATTGGTATTGATAGGCCTCTGTCTACTAGAGGGTCATATTCTCCCACCTGCTGAATACCACTATTTTTTGTCAGGTATAAGTACGGGGTGCTTCCTTTATAAATTCTAAATGGATTACGACTCTTGTAATCGAAGTATACTCCAGACTTTTTATATGGATAAATTGGACTTCCAAACCTTGTGCCGATTGGATTTGAAGAGTACTCGTTAAATGCCTGAGATGCGAGCTGTAAGGATCTTATTCTTACTGGCTGACTGATTATTCCAGTTGGCTTCCCTTCTATGTGAACAACAATTCCCAAGTCTACGAAACTAGTATTTCCTGGTGGGTAAATAATTGTGCCGTCTAGAACTTCATACTTAGTATATAGCCATTCATCTCCTGGCTCAATCACATTGTTTGTTGATAGGAATACCTCATTGGTAAATGCGTTTTTATTTTTGTTAGCACCCTCAACTATGTACTGAAATGAGATATATGTCTTTACGATAGAAGATGATGTGTCATAGAACCCACCTATGATGCTTGTTGGAGTTGGGTAGTCTATGTTAAATTGAATAAAATCTAGGTCATAGAATGATTCACCTCTGGCGTCCTTGACAAACTGAGCAAAGTATGAAAGTGGCTGATAGTCTTCCCAATACGCATCTACCGCAATATCTAGGATTAACTTTCCAAATCTTTGCTGTGGCAACAGCATATAGCTTGCGACATATTCTGTAATTGGCTCGGTAGGGAATGTATCGGGGAATCCACCATCCCAAAGATCTTCCCAATGGTTGCTATTGTTTCCAAAGTATTCTTCACCAGCGTCAGCTATTGATCCAGTTGCGTACTCGTCAAACAGATCCTGATAGTCTTGCATTGTTCCAGTTGCATCGAACCATCCAATAATATCTGATAGATTTCTGGCAGTTGAGAAAGCTACTCTGTGTATGTATCCAGAGTATGTCTGATCTAACTCTTTGCTTCCACCGACATAAACTTTAATCTGACTTGGATTACCCAAAAAGTTTGCAACATTCTTTCCAAATGTGCTAGCAAATCTTCTTAGGTGCAGTCCTGCAAGGATGATATCGCTACCTGGATTTTTAGCTGTTTCGTAAATTGTCTCTTCTATTCCGTTGTACTTAAACTTATAAAGTATCGAATCATTGAGGCTTGTAATTTTAAGGTAGTTTCCAGTTGCTGGATTTTCTAGCTTAAATAATATCTCTTCTGTATCTGGAGCAACAACCTCTTCAAACAAGCCATATATTGCTGCAGTATTTTCATCAAGAAGGTTTAGCCTGTTAAACTGCAAATACCCCTCTGTATTATCCCACCCCTCTGGCTTTAAGGTCACCACGCTCCCCACAGTGGTTGCTATGCCATCACAAGCAGCAAGCCATTCGTCGTATGTCTTGTCAGTGAAATAAACGTCTGGCAGTGAGTAATCTGTAAAAGATAGCAGGTTATTATCTGCAGCAAAGCCTTCCTTGGCTCCCTGATTCCACTTACCAAAATCTGGGTAACTATAGCTGCTTGTATAATCAGCAAAAGCATAGTCAATTAGTGTCGATGTACCGCTGTATGCGGTATTGATATTCTCTGGCAGCTCTACACCCTGACCGTAGACCCACCTCCTCTTTGCTACTACGAGCGGAACTTGATAAGAGTATATGGCTACCGCATCAACTCCAGTTGGAGATACATCATCGTATGCGTAGAATCCCAACCAGTCCTGACTCTTACCCTGATTGTTAAATTCTGAGGGTAGATCAAGCTTTAATGAATTGATTATAAAAGATACAACTTCTTCTCCATTTACGAGAAGGCTTGCAGAGTTACCAGAAGTTCTAACATGAACTAGCATTGGCCTAAACCATTCACCTACAAAGTGCGACTCAGACCTATCTCCAACCTTTAGTGTAAGAAAAGGACCTTCTACATAAAGTCCATCTGTAGATGCAATTGGTCCAAAGATTCTTCTCTCTATTGCGGATCCAGCGTTTAACCTTAGCCACATCTCAACACTGTAGGTTCTAAACCTTCCCAGCTCATTCATAAATCCTAGTCCAGGAACTATTAAGGATGGGTTGTATGAGTTGGGGGATAGCAGGGTAACATTTGATGTCCCGTAAACCATTGGTATTCCAGAGTTACGAGCAACTAGCGCATTGTCATTAGTCAGGTAATAGGCTGGTAGCTCTTGTAGTCCGTATGCAGCTGCTAATACCGCTGAATTTTGAGATAGGGCTATATCTGAGGGGAATGATATAGTGTCTACGCCAAGAGATGAAGAGTGAAACTCTTCTGCCCACTGACCAAGGCTCAGGCCATTGATATAAAATTTGTAGTCATCTGGCGGTGTACCAAGTGCAATATAGTTGATTTTAAGAACAAGTCTAAAGTTTGTTCCGTCTTCTAGGATATCGAATGTCTCAGAGAGAAAAAGCCAGTTATTCGTAACGGAGGTGTTAAATGTTCTTAAGACTTGGATTGTTTCAAGACCGTCGTCATACTCGTAGCCAATCTCAAAGCTAGAAACATAAGCGCTCTCAGAGTATAGAGAAAGCCCTACCGCAAATGTGGCAAGGCTTTCACTAAAAATATTTAAATTTGTAATTTCTGGACTTATAGCTACTATTTGACCTGAACCATCTCCAGAAAGAGTCGTAGTATATGTATTTGGAAATGGTTCATCTGATACTAATAAATTATTTTCTGCAGTACCGCCAGATATTGTCCAGCTAATAGAAGAGATATCTCTAAATGAATCTTGAATTAGAGATACGTAATCTGCTTTATCATCCAGAGCCCAAAGAGCAAGTGGATGCTCAGCAAACACTTTTTCTGCATAAAGGTTGGAAGGACTAGTCATTTTTCTCCTAGTCTATTTTACCACACTAGGACAAACTATTTAGGCGATTGCTTCTATAGCTGACTAACACCGATCCAAGCAATATTCCCAGCGGTATCGT